GGTTTTGATTAGCGGTGTGTATGTCTCCGTGTAAAATTTCATTAGTAAAGTCCTCATCGTTCATATAATGTGCAAGCATTCTTAATTCCAAACCAGAAGCATCTATACCTACTAGATTATAACCTTTAGGAACTATCCAACAAGCCCTACAATCTTTACCATAAGGTGAACTAGAACTAGGAACTTGAGCAAGGTTAGGTTCTCTGTGCGTCATTCTCCCGGTAATAGTACCATTAGGATTAACAAAGCCGTGTACTCTATCTTCATTATCTATATTATCTAACCAAGATTTTATCTGAGCTATACGCTTTTGATACATAAGATAGTCAGCAATAAGCTTTGCTTGAGGGATACTATCAATTCTTTTAAGAGTTGATTCATCTACAATAGGCTGACCAGTAGGTGTAAATTTTGTAGGCTTCCACCCAAACTTCTTTAAGTATTCACCTATTTGTTTTCTAGAACCTAAATTAAATTCTGTTCTGCTTATCCTTGCTATCTCATCTTTCTCATTCAAAGCATCATACTCATCAGAATTTAATCTATATTTAAGACCATTAGAATCTACAGCCATCTTAGATAATTTACCCGCACTAGTTTTAGTAGGATACAAAATCAAAGTATGTTCTTCTGGCTTAAATTCTTTATGTACTTCTGCAACTGTACCATCTAACTTATCTTTTAATGTAGCAAGCAAGAGAGTCGCAAACTTAACATCTAATAAGAAACCTTTCTCTCTTTGCTTGTATAAAATACCCGCGATGTTCTGCTCCAAGTCTATAGATTCCCTAGAGAATCCATGCTTCTCTTTACTAAGAGCATCATAGACTCTCTTGTTAAGCAGTACATCTCTTTCACAATATGTCACCATCTCCGGTGAAAAGATACTATAATCGTCAAACTCTATCTTAGGTAAGTCTAATCTAAAGCCCCAAGATTCTAAGCCATGATTACCTTCTCTTACTGGATTAAATAAACGTGAAAGAACTAGAGTATCTACTAGCTTTTTATTAGATAAGTCCACGCCTGTAAGCTTACGGATTACAGGTATATCAAAACCTATTATGTTATGACCAATAAGTTTATCTGCATCTTCTAA